CGTAAATGTTGGTCTTTTATCGACCACGTTGCGTTACAGCATAGACGCGTGTTAGTTCGCGCGCCTATGCAGTCATCCGTCTAGGAGGAGGGAAGAAAATCCTCTCTGACGGGTGTGCGAACACCGGAACTATATCTCCGGCATTCGTACACGCCTCAATGAGCCAGCTATTATGCTCGACTCCTTGGGACAGCTCTCTCACGGCCATATTGACCAAGTGGAGAACAGGCTTCGTCAGAGGGTCACCCATAAGGACCCCTCTCACGAGCCGGATCTTACGGACGTTTTCTTCGTCCGTTGCGACCCCGGCGTCTGCCAACAGCCCTGTGGCTGTGAAGTAGACGTCTCTCTCGGAATAGCATGTTGCCATGACTATTCCGCGGAGGAGAGCCGGGATGCCGCATTTTTGCATCCAGGCTCCGCCGGTCTCGCGCGCCACTTCGTGGTGCATGAAATCGGTAGCCGTCTTAAAGTCCGTTGATAGGACCCAGACGTCTTGATAAGTCTTCGTGGTATACCACGAAGACTCGTCAATGAACTCCCGCGAAATTTCTTTCTCGCGGAAGACAATCTCTTTCATGTCCTGGAAAAAGGACTTGAAGAGGTTCCATCCATGGGATTCTTTTCCCATGCCGGAGCGGCTCGATGGTACCCCCTTCTGGAGGGGCCACGAGCAGATGCCGTTCACGACGTCTAAGACGATCTTGAGGCATGCATGTCCCTTGGTAACGGATCTTCCCTTACCAGGTTCATTGACGACGAGGAGGTAAGTTTTCTTTAACTCCTCCGGCGCCGTCGCGAGCACTTCTTCCAGACAAACCCAGAAGATGTACTCGCCTGGCGTACACTCGTCGAGGTATTTATCCTCGACGTGTGCGCCAGTCTCCAAGTCGACTATTTTACATAGCCGACCTAGAGTACCCTCGTAGACAATGTCTTGCACTGCCTGCGCGGTACCGCCTTCCTGCCGTGTCTTTTCATAGCAGGCTGACGTCGTGGCTTTCACCCCCGCCTTTGTGCGGAGACCGGTGAACGCCTCGTCGGGGATGCTGAGCATGATTTGCTCGAGCGTCGCCCGAATGAGGAGCCGTTCCTCGCGTTCAAGCGGGGCCGGCTTCTCGCTGACTGTGACGAGAAAATCTCTCTTCACTTGCAGCAAGACGAGCGGCGGGGGAGTTCCCGCGCCGCGCGTCTGCGACAGTACGGTCTGGATCCTTAAACGATCCTGGCCGTCCGTCGTTCGCAGATACTCACCCCATGCAGGTTTGAGTGCGCGATAGAGAACATCCTCGGCGCTTGATGCGTCGAGTGTCTCTAAAAGCTCGTTGACGGTCTCAAGACCGGCAGCTTGCTTGAACTGCTGACGCAGGCCTTTAAGGCGAGCGTACGCGGTTTGGAGACCCAGGGCTTCTTTGTCCTGAATCTCCCCGTCGTAAAACTCGTCGCCCAGTAGGGCGTCGAGCACGACAACAATAAAGCGGTCGAACTTTTTCCAGTTCCAGGCTTCATTGGGGCAGGCGAGGTATCTTTGCTCGAATACCCCGTCTACGGTCATCAGAAGCTGCAATAGCCTCGTTGACCTAGACCTTGTGTCGTGGAGTTTGTACCCCTCGCCATAGGTCTTGACACGCTCCTGCTTTGTCCAAGCAGGGTCGTGCCGGCCGGCCAAGAAGCTTTTGAGCCTCTTGATCAGCCTGCGGGCGAAGTGGCACTCGTTGAGTGTCTCGTCGGCCGCGGACTCGCTGAGGTATTTACCCCAGTGGGTCCGATTGAGTACGATGTACTGTTTTACATCGGTGCTCGCAATGTCGTAGAAGGGGATTCCCCTTCTGCCGCCACCTGTCCATGCGGGGCCCATAAGCCTCGGGTGGATAGGGTCCGAGAGACGGATTACGTCCGCCTCGAAGACATACACCTCCGGACCGGTTTTCCCCGTCCGCAGTGCGTAAACCTTGGCCGCATGGTTTTTCCATACGTCCTGGTAGTCCAGGCGAAAAATTGGTTTTCTCGTCTGGAAAGGGTTGTCAAACGAAAAGTCGCTTGACCCCCCCGAGCTGGCGCCCTCATTGAGGGCGTCCGCTGAATCTTCCGACCCTTCGCTCGAAGGAGAAAAGGGCCGGTAGAGCGGGTTTTCCGCTTCGACAGCTGACGGATGAGTCCGTTCGTTGTCGATCTTGATGCTCGACATGTAGTCGTGCAACGAAGAAACTTGGCTCGCTGAGAGGTGTTTACCCTCAGAGTGCGAAGGGCCGTCAAGGGCTAGCCAGCCCTCGGCAGTGCTGATCGAAATGGGGAAACCCAGATCGAGCAGATCGTCGAGATTCTTCTTGATCGAGAAGGATCCCGGCTTCCGTACGGCCAGGCAGGATGGTACCTGCTTGGTCGATACGTAGAGCTTCTTCTCCTGTGAAAGGCGAAGAATCTCCGGGTCGACACGGCTCCCAGGAGTCGAGTCGAACCATCGTTGAAACCCCGTCACTGCACGTGACAGGGTCTCGGGAATGTTTTTCCACGAGCGTGAGCTCGAAG